CGACTTCCTTGACCGCAGTTTCAATGTTCTCCTCGTTGGCAACGAATGCCGTGCGGGGGTGGGGCAACTCATGCTTCTTCAGGGCGATTGCCGTCTCCAACTTGTTGGCGCACAGTTCCATGCCACCACGCTCGTTGACCATGAACACGCCATTGTTCTGTAGGATGGTCATGATTGCGACTCCGATGTCGCTATTCATCACGCCACCGCGAACAATAGCAACCGTGTCGCTTGGATTGATGGTGCAGTCCTTGCCTTCACCGTCATAGTTCTTGATGACGATCTTCTTCGATGCAACGCTAGAAATGTCAACCTGAGCCTTGCTCGTCTTCACGGCATAGAACTCAATCTTTCGTCGCTTGCAGATCGCTTCCATCTTCTCAATGGTGTCGCTCAGATCCTTCTCCGACGATGTGAGGGCTAGGATGGTTACCTTGTCCTCTCCATCCTTGGCTTCGAAGATGTACTCTTCCTTGAGGTTCAATCCTTTTCGGACATCGTTGTACATCTTCTTCTTGAGAGCCATGTCGGTTCCCGCGACACCTGTGGCAAACTTCTTGAAGTCGCCATCAAATGCTGCTGCTCTCATCTTGGAGGCAGACATGCCCTGAACGCCCTGTGCATCATCGTCACGGGCTTCCCCTGCCTGTACGACTTCGAAGTTGTCGAATGAGTACTTGCGCTTCTTTGGATCGCGCTCGGCGGTTCTGCCCTTGTACTTTGCGATGTTCTTGAAATTCTCGACCTGATCGCTGCCTGCAATCATCACGATGTTCTTGTAGCCCAAGTCACAGACATGCAGAACCGCAGAGTATGGATCTCCCGCCTTGTTCAGAGGGAACTTCGCCTTGGGGAAGAACTTCTTCAAGTACTCCACCTTCTGCTTATGTGTCAGGGGAAGCACACCGTGACCGATTGTCGGTGGGTTCATGCGACCGAATGCAATGACTACCGTGTCTTTCTTCGGTGCTTCCGTGAGGTGCTGTGCAAAGTTCTTCACGACTCGTTTACCTTTCTATTCTGTCTGCTGAACCGCAGACGATTGACCAACTTGACCGCCGTACCCGTTCTGACGATCACGATTCCTTCGGGGTCGGTGGGACGAATACCATCAGCATCCATGAAGAAGTGACCAAGGGCAGAGACCGCATACAACTTTCCAAGGATCATCTCCTTGACCTTTGCGATCTTGTTATGCAGTTCAAACATAGCATTGAACTGATCCTCGTAAGCATCGATGAAAGCGAGGATGTCGTTCATGGCGGTTTCCTTCGCCTGTCTCCCCTTCTCGGTCTTCAACTTATTTAGTTCCTTTTCCAACTTAGTCTTTACATACAGTTTCAGACCACTTGCGCTGAAACTGGTCAGACCGCCGTTGATCGTGCTGTTGATGTAGGGGAGCATCAGCGGCATGAGGTCTTTACGGGCAAGCAGGGGCTTCAGGAAAGGCTTTACCTTCTTGGCTAGCGTCTCGCACTCGGTGATGCCCCGAAGCGCGGTATCGCCTTCCCCGCCCTTCAGGAGGGCAGGGGTGAGGTCGTAGATGTTCGGATCGGTGAACCAAACATCAGGATGCTGCTTGAGTTTGCTAGCGTTGAAGTTGAAGGTGGTTGCCTTCAAATCGGCAAGGGTCTTGCCTGAATACTCGGTGTGGAATGTAATTCCAATCTTTGCGGCTGCAATCCGCTTGCCGATTTCGCTGTCAGACGGGACGGTGTATAGAATCGTATTTGGTTGGAATCCAATATGTGGCTTTCCGCCAATCGTCAGACTCTTCTTACCATCAGCGGTGAACATCAGGTCGCCCTGAAGCACACCCTTGATTCCTACCTTTGGCAAATACTTCAGGCATTGAACCAACTTGTCTGCCAAGTCCTTGATGTCAAATCCCTTGCGAATCTCTTCTTCGGTATGAAACACCTTCTGCACTTGCTTGCCGAAGACACCCTTGATAGCGACGAAAAACTTCTTGTTCTCGGGATTGATGCCGCAGATAACAGCAGGCTTTCCATCCCATTTTGTGGACATTCCTAGCGATGTGTTGCCCGTCTTGAGACTCTGAACGATGTCCTTCATGAAGGCAATCGCATTGTCCAAGCCACTCCCACCCTTGAGGAGCATGAGATCTTCGATGTGATCTAGGTGCTTGTTCTGCTCAGTTTGCTCCATGAGAGGGAGCATTTGCTTAAATGACAGCATAGGGTGTCTCCTGTGCGGTTATTTAGGCTCATATGAAATAGGCGGGGCGGGAGTCGAACCCGCATGAGGGCGATTATAAGTCACCACCTTTTACCACTATCAGGCACCCGCCCGTAGTTTAAGACCAACCCTTTATGGTTGGCTTCTCGCGCCCGTACCCGCCCGTGCGCCTGTGTGCGCCCCCGCCCCCGTGCGCGTGAGGGGCATCGTCTTCGTCTTGGTCATCGGCACCGTTGCCTTGAATCAACTGCTGTTGCGATTCGTCCACATCAAACAACTTCATCTTGGCACGGTCGATCCCGATCACGAACTTGCGATTCGTGGCGACATCGTTGTAGCGGTTCTTCAACTGCTTGACCATGACCTGTCCCAACTCGTCCAACTGTTCCGTGGCGATAGTTCCACATCGGTATTGCCGAAGCCCGAACGATTGGTCTGTGTTGCGGTGAAGATCGGCACCCCAACCTCCACAGCCAAGCCGCGAAGTTCCTCTGCAATTGCCTTGACATAGGTGTACGAATTGACATTTCCGTTCGCCTTGAAGCGAGACGATGCACAAATGTTCAGGTAATCGATGAAGATAACATCGGGCTTGAAGTTCTTCTTCAGGCGCAGTTCATCCAACAAGTGACGGAAGTGATTGGCATTCGCAGATGCCGTGGGGTACTCCTTGATCAGAAGTTTGCCTGTGATGCCCATGGTCACCTTGGCAAGCCGCTTGGCATAGATCTCCATTGGCAACTTCTTGAGATCGTCTAATGTGATATCCATAAGGTTAGCATCGATTCGCTCTGCAATCCGCTCCTCTGCCATCTCACAGGTGATGTACAGGACATTCTTGCTCTGTGACAAGCAGTTAGCGGCATGGTGGCACATGAACAGGGACTTGCCCACGCCTGTACCCGCGAGGATGACATTCAGAGTCTTGTCGGGCACACCGCCGTTGGTGATCTTATTGAAGTAGTCTAGGTCGAATGGTGTCTTCTTTTCTACGCGGTGGTAGAAGTCGTACCGCTTCTCGGCATCCTCAATGAAATCGTGACCGATGTGTTCATCGAACGACACGCTGAGTGCCTTGGTCAGGATCTCGGGGATGGCGTTCTTCGACCGACCCTTCGCCTTCTTCTCGTCAAGGAGTTCGATGGACTCCATCAGGGCGTTGTAGACCGCCTTGTCCTTGCAGAACTTCTCGGTCTGATCAACAAGCCACTCCTCATCAGGCTCCTCGGTGCCTTTGTCCATCGTCTCTACCAACTTGACACACTCATCAAACTCACCCTGAGATAGACCGTCCTGTTGATTCAGGATGATCTTCAGGGCTTCGCGGGTGGGAGCGGTGGAGTACTTTTCGATGAACTCAGACACCGTGTTGAACAGCCGCTTCTCACAGGAGTCGTGAAAGTACTCCTGCTTGAGAAATGGTTGGACGCGGCGTGTGAACTCGGGTCTGTGAAGAAGACTGCGTAGGATGATGAGTTCAATCTTGTCGCTCATATGTTAATGCAGATCATAACATACCTTCTTCAGAAGGCAATAGAAATCATTTCTGAAGAACAAAGATTCCACACCCATTCCACCAACCACTTGAATCGTCTGAGCCGTAAAACTCTTGCTTATGAAGCGTTTTAAGTTTTAGTTCGTTTATGGCACGATATGTTCCATTTTGAACTTTAGACCATGACCAATCATCAACCATGAAGATGAAGGTTTCTGCCATCGAATCGTAGTAATGTTGAAGTGCGCGGTACTGATTGATCTCTTGATGCTCACCATCGTAGAAGTAAACATCAATATTTGAGATGCCTCTTTCTATTGGATTGAATGAGAAGCAATCCTGATCGATCAAGTTTGGCTCTCCTCCGATCAATCGCTTCCAATTATCAACAAACTCTTGACGAGGTCCACCAAATTCAGAGAAGTCATCGATAACTGTGTAGTTGAGTCTGCTGTGGTTTCCACGGAGGGCTGCAATTGCAGTAGATCCCTTCCACACCCCAATCTCCAAGTAGTTCTTTACGATTTCCTTAGAAAGCAGTCTGTTTGCAAACCTCTTGTATTTCGCTCCCGAAAATCCCTGAATAGAAAGGATATCGTCAGTTACATTTGACGGCTGCGTGTCATCTAGAGACTCTTGTAGGGAAGTAATGAGTTGTTCTACTCTGTTTGTCATTGTGTTGCCTCTGTTGTACGAATGTTCTCACCTAGCCATGCCATGAGTTTTACCTTTGGTGTCCAATCAAGAAGTTCCCGTGCTTTTGTATTGTTGCAAAGAGTATGTCGGGCTTCACCTTGTCTAGGAGGAAGGAATTTGATCGTACCATC